GCCTGAATTTTCTCGGAACAACGATTAGCTTGTATCCTGCGCCGTTTCTTATTGCTTTTCCCACTGAAAGCTTTGCCAGAGCACAGGTTCTACAAAGGTTCCAGCCACTCTTCCAGGATACACCTTGCATTCGAGAGAAAAAGGAGAGCACAAATCCGCGGGACGCTGGCAACTCGCTGTTGTTGCAATTGTTCTCTGGCGGGATGTTTGTAAGAATTATTGGCGGCGGCAGTGGTAGCGCCATGCAGGGCACACCGGTGCGCTATGCCTGGATAGATGAGCTGTCTTCATTCTCGACAGAGGTGGATGGCCAGGGCGATCCACTGGCAAACATCGAAGCCCGTCAGAGCAACTTTGGCAGGACAAGAAAACTATTGCTGACAAGCACCCCTGGTGTTGTCGGAAGATGCAGAATCACAAAAGAATTCAACACCAAAAGCGATCAAAGGCGCCGCTTTATCAATTGCCTATCCTGTGGCGCTGCTCATGTGATGTATTGGAAAGACTTCAAGTGGGATACCCCCCGCTCCCAGGTGTTCTGGCAGTGCCCATCGTGCGAGGAGAGGATTGCAGAGTCGTATAAGGATCGCTTCCTGGCGAATGCCAAATGGGTGGCGACAGCCGAGGGCGACGGTAGGACGGCAGGTTTCCACCTCCCTGGCTGGTATGCGCCCTATGGCTGGATCACCTGGGAGGAAATCCGCGATGAATTCCTTAAAGCCAAGGGTGACCGCGAGGTCTTGATTGGCTGGGTTCAGAAACGGGCAGCCGAGGCCTTTGAGGAGGACACGACGGTCAAATTCAGCGCGGAGAGCCTGAAGTCTCGTCGGTTTGACACCACGGCCGGCAACGGCTACGCCGAGGGGTTCTGCCCCCGTGGCGTGGTGTTGATCACGATCGGGGTGGACGTCCAAGGCGGGGGTGGCAGCTCCAGCGATGGCCTCCATGCCCACATCTGGGGCTGGGGCGCGGGGGAGGAGCGGTGGCACCTCCAGTTCATCCACATCCCAGGTGATCCCCGGACGCGCCAGACGCTCGATCAGCTCGACATCCTGGCGGGTGCCACCTGGCGCCGAGAGGACGGCGCGGAGATCGGGGTGGCACTCGGCGCGATCGACGAGGGGGGCAACAGCACCGAGGAGGTTCGGCGGTGGTGTGCCGATCGGGTGGGGCGATGGGTGCCGCTGAAGGGCAGCCACGGGCCCAGCTCGCAGCTGCTGGGGGCGGGTAAGGGCGTGAGTTTCGACCGACGCGACCGGACCATGCACCGGCCTGTAGATGTGTTGACCTATGGCGTCGGCTACAAGACCAGTATTGATTTGTGGAAAAATCGCCTGGCCATCCACGAGCCCGGCCCTGGCTATGTCCACCTCGGGGCGGCAGTCACGGATCAGGTGGTGGCCGAGCTGTTCCCCTGGCGGTACCTGGCCATCCAGAAAAACGGCCTATACGACCACACCTGGATTCTCCCAAGCAATGCCAACGACGAAGCGGGCGACTGCGCCAGGTACGCCTACGCAGCCATGCAACTGGTCCAGCGCCGCCGGTTCGCAACCAATCGTGATGGGATGTGGGCTCAGCTGGAAGCCGCCGCCCTGGCGACCATTGGAGAGAAAAAGGCCGACAGTCTGATCAATGCCCTCAAGTTTGCATAGACTAGAATCGGGAGATGGCATCATCTGCAGAAATCGAGATCCGGCTTGCTGCCTACAGGGCCGCAGAGCTGCGAATCCTGGAAGGTGGACAGGAGTCTGAGGCCTCCTCAGGGCCTGACGGGCGGCGCACGCGGAGGGCGAACCTGGCGGAGATTCAGAAGCTGATCAAAGAGCTCGAGGATGACCTGGCCCTGGCCCTGCAACGCGAGAGCGGCGGCACCAGGGGCAGCGGCCGGACGCTCTCCCCCTCTCCGAGGTGGTGATGAGCAAGAAAAAGCGCCGCCAGCCCCCCGCACCCGTACCCGCGCCCGCAGCGGGGGATGGCCCACAGGCGGCCCTTGGCACCAGCGCCATGGCGCGGAGGCCAGAGTTCCTCCTCTGGACTCCACAGCTCTACGACGCTGACAGCGCAGAGCAGTGGGAGCGCGAGGATCAGCGCGCCTTCAGTCGCCAGTTGTTCACGGAGTCACCGCCGGCACGAGCGGCGATCCGCCGGAAGGTTGAGTATCGGGTGGGCACGGGCCTCAGGCTGCAGTCGCGGATTGACGCGCAGGAGCTGCGACTCACAGACGAGCAGGCTGAGGAGTGGCAGACACTGGCTGAGAAGCGCTTCCACATGTGGGCCTCGTCTCCGTTTGCGAGCGTAGAAGGAGATCAGAATTTCTACGAAATGCAGGCCTTGATTGCTCAATCAAGGGAACTTTCGGGCGATGTTTTTGGTATTTTGACGCGCAAAGAGCGCCCAAATTGGCCTTTTAGGACCGCGATCCAGCTAATCGAAGCTGACAGGGTATGCAATGAAAATAACACAGCCAACACAAGCGAGCTTTATGAGGGCATCAAGCGAGCGGCGGATGGTGAGATTGTGTCTATTTTTGTGGCAAATCATCACCCGAACAGGGTAATCAATGCAGCAACAAACAAGAAATGGAGTGAAATTAGTATTTATGCGCCTAACGGGCGCCGCAACATCTTCCACGCCAAGAAGATGGAGCGACCGGGGCAAACTCGTGGCATGCCCTCTCTTTCGGTATGCACGTCTATATTGAAGCAAGTCACCAGATACTCAGAGGCTGAGCTAACAGCGGCGATTAACGCGGCGACACAGGCGGTTTTCGCCAGAATGTCAACAGATTCTTTCAAGGACCTGTTCCATGATCCCGCCCAGCAAGAGCAATATATCAACCAAGGCCTCCAAGCCAGACAGGATGCCCAGGGTACCGACTCTGGGAGAATCCTCAACCTCCTGCCGGGTGAAGAAGTCAGCAGCCCAACGCCAGGCCGACCCAATCCCAACTTTGGGGCATTCGTTAACGACTTTTATACACAGCTTGGGATGGGTGTGAATGTTCCCCGCGAGGTGATCTTGGGTGTTTTCGAGAGCAGCTACACAGCGGCACGCGCACAGCTCCAGCAATTCTGGCAAACGATCTACATCAACAGGGCGTCAGATGAAGCGCAGATCTTGAACCCGATCTATCATACCTTTTTGTTTGATTCAATAGCAGACGGAATCATTCAGGCTCCTGGATTCTTCTCGAATATCTTCATCCGTTACGCATGGAGCGGATCGCAATGGACCGGCATGGGGCCATCCTCCCTCAACCCACTGGATGAGGCCCGCGCGGCCGTCCTGCTGGCGGGCAACATCACCACAGAGGAGGAGGAGGCCATGAAATTCGACGGCGGAATCTGGAAGACCAGGCACAAACAGCGAGTCAGGGAGATGAAAGCCCGCCGCCGTGATGGCTTGCCCCCGCTTGGAGCCACGGCAACGCCAGCGACGGAGCCAACTGACGACAGTATCGACGACAATATCGACGACAGTATCGACGACAATGACGAGGATGACGACCAGTCCCCAGATCAGCAGCGCCAGACGCCATGAGCCACCACCTACTCCTCCATGCCCTCGATGCGCCGTGGGCCTGCCTGCCGGAGCATCACGCCATGGTCTGCGACCTGGTCGAAGCTTGGGTTCGCGGTGAGCGCGTGGACTCGGGCGAGCTGGAGGCCCGGCGCGGGAATTCCCTGCCAGGACCTGTGCAGGGCTATGAGGTCCGTGATGGGGTGGCGATCATTCCGGTAATGGGCACCATGTCGCCCAGGATCAACCTCATGGCCGATGTGTCCGGGGGCGTCAGCGCCGAGCTTCTAGCGCGTGATGTGCGGGCCGCTGCGGCCGATCCCAAGGTCCGGGCGCTGATCCTGCAGGTCGACTCTCCGGGTGGCGCCGTGGCCGGCACCCCTGGCGCCGCGTCCGCTGTGATGGCGGTTCGCGGGCGAAAACCCGTGGCCGCACTGGTCGACGGCACCATGGCTTCAGCGGCCTACTGGGTCGGCTCTGCCGCTGAGCAGGTCTACCTCTCATCACCCGTGGACCGGGCCGGCTCGATCGGGGTGATCATGCGCCACCGCGACACCAGCCAGGCGAAAGCGGCGGCAGGTGTCGTTGACACGGAAATCGTGGCTGGCAGATTCAAAAACGCGGCCAGTGACAACGGCCCACTCTCTGAAACCGGCCGCGAGGTCCTGCAGAGGCAGGTTGACGCGATCTATTCGGTTTTCGTGGGAGACGTGGCCCGCCAGCGCGGGAAGAGTGTTGACCAGGTGGTGTCGGACATGGCCGAGGGGAGAGTCTTCATCGGGCAACAGGCCATAGATGCCGGCCTCGCGGATGGATTCGCCAGCCTGGATGATCTGGTGAGTGAGATGAAAAGCCGCGCGAAATGGCGGCGGCTTTGACCCTGGCGTGTCAGAATGCGCCTAATCATTATCACGGCGCCCATGGAGCCAGATCTGAAACAACGAGTTGCGGAGTGGGCTCAGGGTAACCCTGAGGGCGCCGCTGCTCTGCGCGAGGAGGGCGCCGCGCAGGCCCGTGCCAGCCTGGAAGCCAACCACCGGGAAGCACTGGCTGCCGCGACCGCCGACGGCGCCCGCATGGAGCGCGAGCGGGTGGCTGCCATCCGCGAAGTGGTTCCCCCAGGGTTTGATGCCCTGGCGGAGAAGCTGATCGCCAACGGCTCCACCCCCGACCAGGCGGCCCATGCCGTCTGTGCTGCCGTGAAGGAGCAGGGCACGGCAGCCGCCCAGGCCAACGCTGCGGGTGCGGTCAAGCCACTTGAGTTCGTGGCCGCTCCCTCCGGCGAGGAGGAGGCGGTGGGCAAGATTAGCGGCTTGATCGGGTCCGACGCGGACGACCGGCGATTGGCGGCAGCCGCTGAGACCTATCAGGCACAACATCCGGGCACCACGTTCGTGGAAGCTCTTCAACTCGTCTCCCAGGGGGTGAACTGAAATGGCACAAGGATCGACAACGATTTTTGCCAAGTCGGTGCTTGCATCGGCGGCGATTACTCAGTATCGGGGTGTCAACCTTGCCGGGGCAGTTCCTGCCGCAGGCGCCGCCGGCTACCTGGCCGACACTGGCGCCGCGTCCGGTCAAATGGTGACGGCAAACATGATCGGAACCGCCATCGGAGAATCCGGCGCTGCGTACAACGCAAATACGCTCCTTGAGTTTGACTCAGTCGGTAGGCTGATTGCCAAAACCACGGGAATTGCTGTCGCTCGATCCATCAGCGCCGCAACCGCAGCCGGTCAGCTGCTTGAAGTCGTCCTCTTGCCTAATTGAGTCATGGCACAGCAAACCCTTTCCCAGGCCCGTGCAGGCATCAGCCCGGTCAATACCGGCATTGCCCAGGGATACCAGAATGCCGAGTTTGTCGGCATGAATCTATTCCCGCGTGTTGGTGTCGGCATGAGGGCCGGCAAGATTATCACGTTTCCAAGGGAAGCTTTTAAGCAGTATTCCAACATGCAGCGAAGCCCTGGCGGTGCAACTCCTCGAGTCCAAGTTGGCTACGCCAGCGGCGACTATGGCTTGATTGATTATTCAATTGAGGGCACATTGCCAAAGGAAGTCCGAGAAGAGCAGCTCGCGCCTGAAAAGGGTTTCACCATTGACGGCGCGACCATGGCAATCAACAACGCCATGGAAATCATCGGCTTGCGCCTTGAGATTGCGCAATCCACGCTCGCAACCACGCTGGCAAACTATCCCACCGACAACAAAACAACTCTCTCGGGGACTTCTCAGTTTTCCGATTACAGCGGGACGAGTGATCCCGTGCAGGTGTTTGCCACGGCAAAGGAGGCCATCCGGTCTCAAACCGGCAAACAGCCAACGGTTGCCGTTATGGGGCCGAAGGTGTTTTCGGCTCTCCAGAATCACCCTGATGTGATTAATCGCATCAAGTACACCGGCCGGGACGTGGCCACCACTGAACTTCTTGCGTCACTGCTTCAGGTTCCCCGGATTATTGTTGGTGAGGCCATCACCGACAATGACGCGGGCGTCTCCAGTGATGTCTGGGGTAAACACATCGTGATTGCATACACCGAAATCGGCACCCTTGCAAATCGCGGACGGCCTACCTACGGCTACACCTACAACCTCAACGGCTACCCAATGGCCGAGGCTGCCTACTACTCCAACAACGAAAAAACCTGGTGCTTCCCGGTTTCCTCTTGTGAGCAGGCTGTGATTGCGGCCAATACAGCCGGCTACCTGGTCTACAACGCGGCGGCCTGATGATTCAAGCCACCTGCAACATCCGCCACGACGGCACCCTGTACACCGAGGGCCAGGAAGTCCCTGGCCTGACGGACGAGCAAGCGGCGGCCCTGGTTGCCGCTGGTGCCGCCGAGCAGGCCGAACAGACCGAACAGAAGCCCGCCAAACCCTCCAAGCCGTCCGGCGGCGCTGACTGATGTTCTCCGCAGGGGAAAACAATGCGTTTCTCCTGGAGGGCGGCCAGGTCGTCACCGTTCGTGGGGTCGAAGGGCGCGGGGTACTCAGTCGCCAGTCCGAGCTGATCCTCGACGGCGAAGCCGTGTTCGTCGGTGAGAGCCTGCTGGCGCTGTTCGATCTCCTGCAGGGCGTCGCCTACGGGGACACTGTGACCGTTGGCGCCGCGACCTACCGGGCGGCCCACGACCCCCTCCCCTCGGCGGATGGGTTGTTCGGCAGGTTGCCGCTCTCCGGGCCCATCGCCCTCCAGCCCCAGCCCGTGATCACGCTGATCTTGAGCACCACCACCGGGCAGCAGCTGACCACCACCACCGGCACCCCTCTGATCGCGCTCTGACATGCCCTCCCGCCCCGGCTCGATCTCATCCCAGCCCGCAGCGGCGGCACTGACCGGCGCGGAGCTGATCCCCCTTGACCAGGATGTTGGGTCGGCTGTGGCCGCTTCCGCCCTGGTGGTGGGCCAGGGCTACCGGATTGTGAGCCTGGGCAGCACCAACTGGGAGACGGCCGGCGCGGGCGCGGGTGCGACGGTCGGGACGGTCTTCACCTGTGAAGCGGCGGGCACCGGCACCGGCACCGCCATGCGCGTCGACACCCGCCGCGTCACAGCGCAGGCGTTGGCGGCCCTGGCGGGCGTCGCGGCGGCGATCCAGGCGCATGAACAGGCCGCCGACCCTCACCCGACTTACACCACCAGCACGGAGGTGGCCACCGCTCTGGCGTCCTACCTGACGACGGCGGCAGCGGCGCTGGCCTACCAGCCGCTCGACGCGGATCTCACGGCCCTGGCCGCTTTGGCCAACCAGACCACCTACGGACGGGCATTCCTGGCGCTGGTGGACCAGGCCGGCGCCCGCGACTACATCGGCCTGGGAACAGCCGCCACCCCCACCCTGGCGGGCCTCACCCTGACGGGGACGGCGATCTTGCCGCACATTCACGGCAACCTGGCGGGCGGGCTCTATGCC